CCCACGGTATCAATGACTACGGTTTTATATGGTGCTAAGTCCTGCGGAGTAAGGTTTGCAACATCACTCCATTGTTGAACCTGTACAACCGCACCTCGACGTAATTCACCAGTACGGTGAGCACCACGGTCAAAGTCAAAAGAAATTGCTTTTTCCGCAGTAAAGCCCATCGATGATTTACCTAAACCCGGATCCGCGTATAGGTACACAATAATTGCTTGAACCAATAAAGTTTGGTCAGCAGTAATAATCGGTAGAGCCATTTTATTATCCTTATCTTGAGCCAGTGAAGCCGCGCTTAGTTTTATAAGCTTTGCGGTCACGTGTAGGGATGTTTGTTTCACGTAGCTTTATTGCGAGCTGCTTTCTGCGTTGGAAGTCGATTTCTTGTGTGAGTTCATTCCAAACTTTTGGATAGTCAGTTTGGAACTTTTCAACGTCCAAAGGTGTCTTAACTGAGTCCTTCACCTTGTAAAGAACTGAGCCATTAGCATTAGATGCGTACACTTGCCAGCCAATGCGGACAGAGTAGAGGCCCTTATCATCACGGCCTAAAAATGACATATAGCCGTCAGGGTGTTTTTTGAAATTAGTCATCTTTAAGCCTCCACCAACTTGTTACGTTCGATGAAGCCTTTTAGAAGGTCATTGATGTTGCGGATGTCTTCAAATTCGGTGAAATCGTTATATGACTTACCGTTAATGTCAGTGATTTCATTCACAGTGAGTTGGGTAATATCGACAGCGGTGAATTCAGAACCCGGAACGCCGTAGCTGTCTGGATGAGCTTCAAAATCAAAGCTAACGTTTAAACGGAAGCTATCTAATTTAATTACAGCAACGCCAGAATGTTTACCTGTTATTTTTGCGGTTAAAACCCCGTAAGTACTTGGTTGCGTTTTTGGAGTAAATAGAGAAGGAGCTTCTTTTGTTTGGAAAGCTGGTTGTAGCTGACAAGCAACTAAAGAACCACCTGAGATTGCAACAGCAGCCATGCTGACAAATGCAAATGAGTTGAATGAGTTAACTTTTACGTTCATAATTGATCTCGCAGTTTTGCAAAAGCACATCGGACCTGGGGAGGGGCGGTGTGCTTTTTTGTTGTCTGTGAGATAGATATTAGGTAAACCTAATTATTAAGTCAATAGGTATTCCTAATAAAATTAGAAATACCTAATTTTTGTGCTTTAATAGACAAAAGAAAACCCATCACAGGGATGGGTTGTTTGGAGTTTGTTATGATGACAGGAACAATAAAAAATTCATCACCACCATTAGTTATTGAGTCGATTGAAGCAGAAGGAACGGTTTGGATGTTGTCTTTTAATGGGTCGAATCCAGATGAAAATGACGCTATTGAATTGACCAAAGAACAGTGTTTTTGGTTATTCGATAAAATTATGAATATTGACCCCAATCTCTTTTATAAAACCAAGGAGATTTGCTGATGTTCCAGGTGATAAACTCACTGGGACAAAATTCCTCATCAATTACTTCTATATTTGATATTTGATTAGGCAATAGGCTCAAGGTATGAACCCTTGAATCACTTTCATAATCCCATAAATGAAATCGATCATCTTTATTGTGCGCTCGTCTACTTGGGCCAAAGTCCATAGGGGCGCATTTTCTAACTAATTCTCGATTATCTTCTTTTGAAAAAAAAGATAGTTTTACTTTCTTTTTTGAATCAATTGCTTGTTTAAAAACATTTTCTAATGTCATTTTATTCTCCACCCGATCTGTTGTTAAGACTGTGTCGGGTTCACAGTTTATTAATCTTTTATGTTATTAATTTTCTGACCTAGCTTTCCTTCTTTTACCAACTGCACGACCTGCTCATTAGTAAGCACAGGAATAAAGACTTTGTCGCCAATATCTTTAGAAAGAATCTTTACTTCTTCAGCAGTCAACACCAAAGCTTCACCATGTTTTGCAGCATCATTGATGCGAGCAATAATCTGGTTGATTGGTCGTTTTGAATTGTCCATAAGTCTTCCTGTGATTAATGCGAATAAGGATGTTCTTGTCTATGCTGACTTGGCGGCACGATATCTGTAATAGCGGTAATACTTTCAACTTCGTCCATTTCAAAGAAAAATCGCTCACCACCATTCACAGAAAGCAAACTTAAAACCCCACCATTGATGCCGACAAATTCTTTAATTGTGCATCTTCCATCCTTCAAGCACACCTGAACAAACTCATTCGGCACAAGATCTGCATCAGGGTCGCATACAACATACCAGCCATTACGAATTGCTGGAAACATTGAGTCGCCAGTTCCTTTAATGCCATAGGCTCTTGGTCCTGCTGAGTGAGTTGGAACATACCCATCTCCAGCATTGCCTTCATAACCCATATCTGTGAAATAGCCATCCATGCCCATCTTGGAGTAAGCCTTAACAGGAACCCAACGCTTAGATGATGGGATAAACGGTTTTTCGATAATTGTTGAAAATAAAAGAGCTTCATCACTATCACTAATGTTGTATTTCTTTTTGAACTCTTCGATATCCAGTTGTTTAAATTTATCTCTCGTGCTTGATTGAATCTCTCCCGTGCCAGATGCAAGCCATGAAGGATTTACATTCAAAAATTTTGAGGCACGTAATAAATTTTCACCTTCCATTGTTTTGGATTTTCCAGACAGCCAATCACTCACAGAAGGAGGTTTAACTCCTACTGCACGAGCAAGCTCAACACCTTTAATCTTTTTAGGTGGCAAAACTTCCATGGCATACCTAAGTCGTTCAGCAAGAGTATTCATACAACTATCCTCAGAATGTTAGGAAATCCTAACATAAATAAAATTAGGTATTCCTATTGATTTAATATAAGGAATGCCTAATAATTAAAGAAAAATTAGGAGCACGTTATGAATGACGCACAACTTATAGACAAGCTAGGTGGTGTCACAGCGGTAGCAAGACTTTTGGGGATTGCTCCGTCATCAGTTAGTGGATGGAAAGCTATCCCCCTTGATAGAAAAATCAGGCTAGCAGTTATTGCTGAAGATCTTGGTTTAACAACGCGAAAAGAGCTTTTCCCTGATAACTATCAAGATATTTGGATTGAACTTCGTCCCCAGACGACAAAAAGCAAAAACCTTGGATCATTAACCGCTTAGGAACTAAACCATGAGCAAAGTATTAAATGAATTGCCTGCAAGCGCTAGCAATAACGAATCGCTCATATTGCAAGCACTTAACGCTAGCAATCAAAGACAAGTAGCAGAGATGATAAATGTCGATGCAAGCATCCTTTCACGGATGAAAACAGAAAAGAAATCAAATGGATGGACTGAGATTGAGTTTATTAGCTTTTTGTTGACAGCCATTGGTTTGAAGGTTGTGCAAGAAAGTGATGTGTATTGCTCACCTGAAATTGCAGAAGCAACGCGAGTTTATTTAGCACATGCATTCACTTCACCTGAATACATGCGGATTTTATTCAAATAAAAAACCACTCCCCATCCAGGTAGAGAGTGGTTTATAGGCATTCAATTGAGGTGGATCAAATGAACACAAACAATTTATCAGAACAACCAATCGAACTCAACTCACCTGATTTTTTAATAGGTGACGTTGTAGTGCTTACTAAAGAGTGCCGTACTTTCAAATCAAATGATTTGTTTGAAGTTAAAAACAAAACTTTGACTAGTTTATGGACCATCAAATCAGAGAATCATTTGATTCTAGTTTCTTCAAAAGAAATCCGCACAGCAACAGTTGCTGAACTTAACGCCAAACGCCGACTAACAAGCGCTGAGCAAGCATTAGCGGAGGTGTCATGAACAGCTTTACACAGCAAATCAAAGATTCTCGCCAGCAAAGTGAAATCCAATCTTTCTATGAGCCTGCATTACGAGTACTTGGGCACCTATTTGAGGTGAAAAAGCAAAATTTACGTAACAAAGGTTATGACGAAAATAATGCAGCGGTAACAAAGATTGAATTTTCAGAGGCTATGGCTCGTCAATTTCGCATAACGCAGTGGTTAGCACAGCAGATTGTAACCAGCTTAACCAAGGCGTGTTTGGTTGATTCTTTTGGAGGCTATGTTAAGCCAAAGGGTGGTGAAAAGTGAGATATGCAGCAAGAAGAAAACAGGATATTTCCGTTTCCACCACACCGCTAGAGGTGGTAATTCCACTGGAGCAACCAGTAAAGATCTATACGGCTAAAGAATTAGCAGCCATGCCACTTTCAGTCATGAATGCCGCAATTGAGGCTCAGGAAAGATTTTATCAACTTGAAGAATTAACTCATATGGGGGGGGGCAGGCTATAGCAGTTCGCCGTCTCATGGAGGATGGGCACAAACTAATTCAGGTGAAAGAAAAGTCTCGTACTCGCTACAAAATCAACAACGAATTTATTCCTCCAAGAATTATTCGTCAGTTGGAAATGCGCGGTCTTGTAAAATTAGGAGCAGTCACTGATGTATAAATATCTCCACCATATCAGCGACTTTATGGTTGCTACAGCGCACCTTAGCCCAGTTGAAGAGTGCTTTTATCGCCGTGCTCTCGATTTCTATTATTTGAATGAAAAACCATTACCC